AGATGATGAAGAGGTCAATGGCCAAGTCCGAGAAGATTGTGAAGGATCTTCGGAAGAATAAGGCGAAGAAGTCGAATCAGGCTGTGGCCGTTGCATAGGAGGGCCGGCCATGATAAAGAGAGCGAACGGGAAGATCATCTTCAACATCAGCGACTATCCTGCTGTGATATCCGAGCAGATGAACGCGGTAGAGATGTCGGCCGTCAGGATCACACGGTGGTTCCTCCGTCTTGATGAAGCGACAAGACAACAGATGCAGGACGGATACGACAGGGCCATCGAGGGTCTGCAGTCAGCAAGAGCCGATCTTGCATATCACCTGTCAGAGGCATATGCTCTGGCTGCGGGATACCTTCAGGAACAGGCAAGGGTCATTGACGAACAGGAGGGCTGACCATGGGAGCAGCAACAGACAAATGGACTCCGGATGCAAGGCTTCTGGAGGTGTTCAGGAAGGTCAGCGAAGCTCTGGACCTGTACAGCGAATGGGAACACGAATGGATCAGCAACGAAGATCTTGACAGGGAGGCGATGATGACCATCGAGGAGGATCTCGGATGCACCAAGCGGAACGTCGCGGATCTTATCGCCGACAAGCTTGTCCTCCTGTCTTGAGACTACGGGAAGGCCGGGGACATCTCACATCTCCGGATCCGGCTCGGCCGGCTTCCCCGGCAGTCCCTTTCTTATGAAGATATTTTGTATAACTTTGCGATATGATTGCGGATCAGTTCATACACGAGGTTGGCACGTTCCTCCAGGACCAGGCGGCGAAGCTCCTGACCCATCAGGGTGAGATTGCCTCGGCGACGTATCAGGAGCGCAGCGGAAAGCTCACGGAGTCGCTGAACCACCTGCCCTATCCTCAGGGCGGGCGCATCGAGCTCCGCTATCCGATACACATCCGCTTCCTCGACATGAAGAAGGGCAGGAACGGCAAGAGGAAGAAGCGGTACGCTGCGATATACAACAAGTATGTGTACGGATATCTGAAGTCGGAGGTGGCACGCAAACTGAACAGGATGGTGCCTGACATAATGATCAACGCGATCAAGGACAATATTGATTAACACAAAAACTGAATATATGGGAAAACTGGAGAAAGACTTAATCAAAGCCGCAGATAACATTTTCAACGGGATCAAATGGGGTCTGATAATCGGCGCCATCGTAGGCTTGATAATGATTCTGATATTTTATTCCATACTTAGTGTATAATGAAAGGGCAGCTTCGGCTGTCCTTTTTTTGTGTCTGGTCCCGTCCTACATTTGTAAAAAAGAGACAGGACTATGGCCATAGAACACGAGATAGTAAAATTCGTCGCCGAGATGGAGCTGGATCCGGAGACGACAGCCAAGTTTACGAGTGGACTGAAGGATGCCAACGAAAAATGCGCGGAACTCCGCAAGACCATCGCCAGTACCCAGAAGAAACTGATGGAGCTGAAGACTGCAGGGAAGGAGAATTCGGAAGAGTACAAGGCACTTGAGAAAGAACTTGCTCAACTCAACACCCAGTACAAGAATGCTTCTGCCCACGCCAACAAGTTTGCATCCGCCCTTGGCGTGAACCAGATGTCAATGAATCAGCTGAAGGCTTATACCAAGAAGCTCCGGCAGGAAATGGACTCACTCCGCAAGGATACAGATCCTGAGCTCTGGGGCAAGTACAACACCAAGCTGAAGGAAGCAGAAGAGAGGATGAAGGAACTGAAGGGAGGAATGAAGGAAACTGGCGGTATCCTTGACTTTCTGCAGAACAAATGGAGTGGCGTCGCCGCCGTTGCAGGCATAGTCGTAAGGGTCGCCGGAGCGGTCTATGACGCGTTTGGGAAGATGAGCCAGGAGACTCAGGCATGGGGCGACAGGTGGGATCTTGTACACGCCAAGATGTCGGCCGGATGGAAACAGCTGATCGCCAACATCGGTCAAGGTCGTGAAGTAATCAAGGCTTCGATAAAGGATGCGATGGAGGCCGCCGAAAGAGCCCAGCAGCTTCGTGATGAACTCTTCGAACGTGACAACTCATTCCGCATCATCGAATCGCAGGCACAGGCATATATCAACTCACAGCAGGCCATAGCACAGGATTCGTCAAAGACAGCCGAGGAGAGGATGACGGCTCTCAACAACATCATGGGCAAGGAGCAGGAACTCGCCAAGATGAAGGAGAGCATCGCCCTGCAGAACAAAGAGGCCGCCTTAGACGAACTCTCAACCCGCACCCAGCTCAGTGCAGAAGAGCTTTCGATGATCATCGACCAGTATGAATCCAACAGAGATATCATCAAGCAGGCACAGGAACACAACGATCTGATCAAGGAAAGGGCAAAAGCCGAGAAGACCTTGAGAAGACTGTCATTTGTCAGTAGTGAAGGCGATGTCTCCGGCGTGATGGAGAGCACACGTCAGCAGATTGCCGACCTGAACCAGCAGATCGCTGCAGCACCGCAGGTCATTCAGCAGTATGGATCATTCCTCCGCCAGTACGACCTCGCCAACGACGAATTCGTGAAGCAGTATGTCGATGCCACCCTGCAGGTCCAGCAGGCCCAGACAGACCTCACGGCTGCGGAGGCAGCACAGGCACGTCGCCGAGGTTCCCTGAACAATCAGATTGCAAATGAGCAGAAGCAGGCACGTGAAGACGCATACAAGAAGCAGATCGAGCAGGCTGACAACGCATACAAGGAGCAGCTGCTGTCTCTGAAGGAACAGCTTCTCTCAAGAGAAATAACCGAAAGCGAATACCAGGCTAAATCCATCACTGCCGAGACTGTCATGCTTCAGAAGAAGCGTGCCATCAACATCGCATACGGCAAGGAGGTGGTGGACATCGACACACAGCTGGCCGACCAGAGAATCAAGATCCAGGAGAAGATCGAGAAGTTGCTTGACAACACTTCGTTTGTCAAGGAGATGAGGAAGCAGATCCAGGCAGACATCGATGCCATCGAAGCGGACATCGAGAAGGAGATGGCTGCACTTGCCAACGAGATCGAGAATGACCCTGACCTTCAGCCGCGCGTCACCGTCCTCCTTGAGAAGGCACAGTCGGGCAACCTCTCCACAAAGGAAAGGCTGGAGGACGCTGACTCCGGATACAACACGGAGATGGAGGAGCTTCAGGAGATGTATGACTTGAAGCTCATCTCGGAGGAGGAGTTCCTGGCACGCAAGAAGGATCTGAACACAAGATATGCTTCCGAGATCTTCGCCATCCAGACGGAGAATGCTCAGGCTACCCTCGACACCATGTCGCAGATCATCGGTGCCGTCTCTGAAATGACAGCTGCAGCTGAAGAGGCGGAGGTGGCCAAGCTGGACGCACAGATGCAGAAAGAGCTTTCACTTGCCGGTGACAATGCTGACAAGCGTGCCGAGATCGAGGCGGAATACGAGGCCAAGAAGCTCGATGTCCAGAAGAAGTATGCGGACATCAACATGGGCATCAGCATCGCCCAGGCTCTTGCTGCAGGAGCTGTCGCCGTCATGCAGGCTCTCGCCCAGCTCGGACCTATTGCTGGAGGTGTGATGGCCGGGGTCATAGCAGCCACCACAGCTGCACAGGTAGCGATAATCGTCGCGCAGAGGAATGCCGTCAAGAATGCCTCTGCAGAGGGAGCCGGAGCCCAGCCGACATCCGGAGGGCAGAATGTCGCCGGATTCTCGGAAGGAGGATATACCGGCCCTGGCGGTCGTCTCGAGGTGGCCGGTGTAGTTCATCGAGGCGAATATGTCGTTCCACAGCCTGAAATGAGAGATCCTGAAGTGGCTGCCATGGTAGCCAACATCGAGCACCGCCGGCGCAGAAGGACATCATCACATTCTCTGCCAGGATTTGCTGAAGGTGGCTATACAGGTGAGATGCCGGAATACACCGGTGACAGTCCTGTCCTGGAAGAGATCCTCGCCCTCCTTTACAGCATTTCCGACACCCCTATCCCTGCATATGTTGTCCTTTCGGATATGGAGGCAAAAACTGAACTTCGCAACAGATTCAGAAGAAGAACATCATTAAGAAGAGATTAAGCCATGAAGATAACAGTTGAAGAAGGCATCCTTGACCTGCCCAAGGACTTTGCTCTTGAGATAGAGTATCACCACCCGTTCTATTCGGATGCTGGAAGTTCCACCATTCCTGCTTCCATTCCCGCTTCTCTGGAGAACCGCAGGATACTCGGATGGCCGGAAAGTGTAAACCGCGCAAAACGTATAGTAAAAGAACGGATGGCTTTCATAGAATGTGGAGCTTACCGCAAACGTTGTCGTCTTATCACAGAAGCTGCAGGGTTTGATAGCATTTCTGCAAGTCTGGCTTTACAGGAAAGCGAAATGTACACAGAGATCCAGGATCGTAAACTTAGGGATCTCTTGGCAAACAGAGGCTACGGCATGACTAAGTCAACTATAGCAACGCCATATGAGGTATATAAAGGTCAGCATAGAGACAACTGGTATCTTAATGACGTTGCTTGTTTCCCTGTGGCATGTAATCTCGATGATAAGGGGAATATTTTCATCATTAACAAGATATCCGATGACGGATCATCCTTGATCGATATTGCAAGAACCGTCACCATCAATGGGGATAAAATTGATGTTCCAGCCGGATACGGAATCTCTATGTACATGTATCTGTGGGCGATGCTGCAATATACATTCGAGGAGTGCGGATATACCGTCAAGACAAATGTATTCGCTACCGACGGGCGTCTGAAACACCTCGTAGTCTTGAACAGTCTCGCAGACTCACTTAACAGGTACACCTATTCCGACTTATCATGGTCATTCAACTTCAGCGACATAGTCCCAGACATAACGGTCGGCGACCTCATAACATGGCTGCATGACAAGTTCGGGGTGATTGTCATATACGACTCCAATCAGGTAGAAATACTGTTGTTCCAACATATAACGGCAGAGGATCCTGATGCTGACCTGACAGACTATCGCAGAGGCAACGAGATAATATCTTACCCGTCCCCTTCAGGACTGAAACTCAACATAGAAACTTCCATTCAAAGTTCGGAACCAGCTGCAGAATCTCTTGAAGCACTACGCAAGAGATATGGCAACTGTGCCGAATGTTATGAGCTTTCGGAAATCTCCGGATCCGGTCTTTTCTTTGTTCACACTTTAGGTAAATACTATTACAAGGCTGCACCTGATGCAGAGCCTACCCTTCTTGGCTCCGCGACATTCCCTTACATGCGCACTGCATATGACACTAATGAAGAATTCTCGCCAAAAGACATCTATGTTCCAATGATCGAGGTCGATGGCAAATCTATGCCATATATCGGTGACCGTCTCCACAAATACACAGTAGGAGTCGAAGATACTTCTGACTATCAGAAGTTGATGATATGCAATGCCATATTTGTATCCACAACCGAAAACTATTGCGGAACTTCAAACAGTTATGATGAGAACGGGAAAATTTATTCATTGATGTATGAATACCCGACACCCCCATACAACGGTCCAGGAATGGTCTTCCCAGACCGCAGGTTTGATCCCCATTTGAATCTTGTTCCGGAAGGTTTGAGAAAGCAATTCTGGGAAGCTCACGAAAGCAATCTGCTTAACTCATCCCCTGAAATCAATGTCGAATTATACCTTCCTATTGATATACTGATCTCACTTAATCTATACACACCTAAACTTTTCAAAGGTACAAAGGTGGTAATCAAGTCTCTGTCCTACACCATATCCGATTCCTCAGCAGTTAAGGCTAAAGCTGTATTACAATTACTACACCAATATGAAGATGCCATTACACCTGAAGATATCGTATTCGGCACCTCATACCAATGGGTATATGGGACCACCAGATACATATATGATGATAATGGATATGCTGTCATAGAAACGGATGGGATGGAGGACTATACTATTGAAGACAAGCCCGACTACACTCCTTCATATGCCGGTAAAATTGTTATGCGACGCAAACGATGGTTGAAATACAAGTACACCAAAAAGGTAAAGAAGTGGTGGGGAATAAGCTCATCAACATTTACGGGGACCCACACATACGAGGAATACTTTATCAGTGAAGCATCATAATAGAAGTCCAGTATGAATATATCAGATTTAGATCACAACTATATTTTTACAGAAGAGATCCGCGAACTAATTACGGATGGAGACATATATTATCCAGAAAGAATCATTCTTTCTGAAACTGACGGAGATGTGATTCTGGATGAGCTTCATTATGCCAACTTCGACGGGAAGATCCACCTTGACCTTGCCGATATACTGAAAGGATACTCCTCTGATTTCCTTCCTACCGGCAACTGGGAAGGCAATGAAGCCTTCTGCCTGGACCTCACCCTTACTGTTGGCGTGAACTCATACCAATTCACATTCAACGCCGCATCAAAGGAGTCCCGTTCCAAACTCTCTGACATCGATTTCCTGTTCATTCCGGAAGGCATTTCAATCCCGGTTTCTATCCTGTGCAATCAGGATCAGGGGGTCAAGGTCTTCATCGAGTCATCTGCCGGCAGGAACCTGATATCAGAACACACCTTTACGGACATCGTTTCCGGACAGTACTGCAGGACCTTTGACATCAGTACCCTGCCGACGGGTGCGGGCCCGTTCCAGTTCATCTGTGAGATTTCCGGCCACACCACATTTGAGGTCCGCTCACCGATGTACAAGATCCTTCCTGGGGAATATCAGCTTTATCTCTTCAGGAACAGGTTCGGGGCTCTCGAGCTCTTCCCGATGCGCGGCTCTCTGGAGTTCAGCCCGACATTCAGGTTCGAGTCCGGGTCCAATGGCCGTCTGCATAAGAATACATCCACGGAATGCGATGACATACTCCGGCAGAACTCCGGCAACATCACGAGGAAGGCTTCCCAGGTTCTTGCCTCCTTTCTGAAGGAGGGCCATGCCTATCATCTTGTAGACGGCGAATGGAAAAGAATCGTGATCGAGGAGGCATCCGTCATCACGAAGTCCTCGGACACGACCCACAGACAGTCATTCTCATTCAGATATCAGGATCCAATCGAAATACAAAACATAATGTAACATGGAAAAGACATTTATCAAACATGGATCAGACCGTAAGATTCAGATTATCATAACAGATCTTCCTGATGACAAGACAATGGAAGATATCGACTTTAATATCACTTTCAGGGCCGGCGGAATGTCTGTATCCTTTGCCAAGGCAGAGTTGAAGCATCCAGATGAGAACGTATTTATCGCTCCATTGGCTACGAGTAACCTTGGCATCGGAGACCTGTGGATGAGCACGGAAGTATGCATTCCGGATGAAGACTTCGATGACGGAATCCGACATGAGTACTACGATTATTTCATGAACGCCGTAATAATATGATATGCTTCAGCTAACAGCCCATATCTGTCGTGCAGACTCCCCTTCTGTTACAGCCACATTGTGCAGTTGCGTATGCTTATGCGCAATGGTAGCAGAGCAACATAGCGTTTGCACCAGGACAAAATCACTTATTATCACGCCATCCCTCACTGACCAGTCTGCATCAGTCAGAGCTCTGATCATCCAGGACATGAGTGATGCTGAGCTTCTCATACTATCCAATTTCATCACTCTTGATGACAAATATATAACTACTGCCGACGGGCAGATATTTTTTGTAAAAGATTAACCATGGCAAAAATAAAGGAATACCGCAGCCGGTTTACTGCCAAAGATATCGACAATCGGCTTGAAAGGGTCGACAGTGCGTTCGGTGCTTTCTATATCGATCCGTCTACAATGACGTTCTACTACTTCAAGGACCACAAGGACAAGCAGAAGTTCCTTGACGGAGACACATCTGTCGTATTGGACTCGGAGAAGTTCGATGTATCCAACAAGATACAGCAGATCAAGATTGTCAACGACATGGGAAGCACAATTCTGTACTTCACTACGCAGGAGGAGAGCAACATCATCACGGTCGGCTTTCTCTCGCAGGAGAAGGACTTTGGTGACGATGAGTCCACGGAAGTCTACGAGAACGCCTACTTCACTGTGGATGTTGACAAGAGCAACAAGGGCGAATGGGTCACAATAGTAGAGAACCTGAGGGTTGTCAACGGAGAGAAGCTGTCGGTGGATGTGAAGAACTACCTCGCCACCGGTCCGAACAAGGTAAGAATCAAGTGTACCGGAGAGCAGAGCGAGAAGTCCCACACGATGCTGTTCACAGCCAACGTGACCACGATGTATCTGAAGGCATCCAACTTCGGATGGCATCTTCCTTTCATAGAGGGCAGTCCTTTCAAGCTCGGAGGAATGCTCATAGGCGGTAGCATCGACAAGGTGCTCAATATCCGCATCAGCAACGAGAACAACTATGCCGCATCATACAAGGTGCCGCTCGGTACTGCAACCCACACAATCAACCCATACGACTACCATGACCTGCCGTTCCCTACCGAGGGAGGAACAGGAGTATATCACGTGGAGATATGGCTTGATGCCAACGGCTTGGAGTCGGACCACCTCAAGTACAACATCATGTGCGTGGCTGCGGGTGACCAACATACCGCTCAGCTTGTCGTGATGAACTCATCACTCTCTCAGGTGGTCAACTATGCGGAGAATACGATATTCGAGTATTCTTGCTACAATGCAGGAGGAACGACCGCCACTCCTTACCTCAAGTTGCAGAGCATCATCGGCACCGTGCCTACCGTACTCGTGGAAGGCACTCTCGGAACGGTTGAGACAGCCAAGGCGCAGTCATATACCTATCAGCCGGAGATCGAGAGCTGGGAGGAGGGAATGCAGCTTCAGGCAATCCTCACAACCGGCAACGAGCAGACAATCATCTTCCCGATTGACAACAGCCTTTCGTACCCTGCAATCAGCGGTGCTGCGCTCTACATTCAGCCTTCGTCACGCAACAACACGCAAGACGACAGGGAGATGATCATCAACAAGGCTGACCACTCATACTGGCAGGCGTACTGGGAGAACATGGCGTGGAAGGACGGTATTGACGGATGGACTACCGATGCGTCCGGCACCAAGTGTCTCTTCCTTCCGGCAGGCTCTACCGCAGAGGTGCAGATACAGCCGATGAAGTCGCTGATGAACAAGACCATCGACCTTGTGTTCAAGGTGGAGCACGTGTCTGACTACGATACTCCTGTGTTCTCGATCTGCGATGACCCGTCAAGCGACAGCTTCAATGGGATCGTGGTGTATCCGAACAGAGTGGTGGTATATACCAATGACCAGAAGTCAACCCTCGTGCAGAGCCGTAACTTCCGTGAGGGGGTAAGACAGAGCATGCAGATCGTGTATGCGAACAACTACAAGGGCGTGGGAAACACCGTGACCATCTATCAGAACGGAGTGGCGCAGTGCGAGTTCGAGTATGAGACCAAGGATCTTGTTACGAATGACGGCTACATAAGGATGGGTAACGCATTCAGTAACTTCTATCTCTACTCAATGAGGGTCTATGAAAGAGCGCTCGCATGGCCTGACTGCGCACAGAACTGGATCGCTTCGCTCAGGACAACCGAGGAGAAGCAGGCTGCGATGGAGAACCTGATGAAGTGCGTGGATGACTCATTCAACATGTCCTTCGATGCAGTCGTGGCTGCCGGATTCGACTACATGACCATCGAGATGACCGAGGGCAAGATTCCGAGCTACGTCAGTCAGGCGGCAGGCAAATGTAACGTGGAGCTGAAGGTCAAGGGATGGTGGGATACTGTCACCAAGTTCCTTGACATTCCGATAGAAGGTCAGGGTACTACTGCAATGAACTACTGGCTGTGGAATCTCCGTCTCAAGCTCGCAATCCTTGCTTTCTTCGCCGGCAAGTGGACAGGCAAGATCAACTTTGCATCGGGTATGCAGAACCACAAGATGAGTGCTACCGATATGTATAACGAGTTGTACCATGCCGTAGGATTGGAGAACGAGGTCAATGGTCCTGTCGCAGTGAAGCAGCAACCTGTCTTCGTCTTTGAGAAGAAGCTCGTGGATGCTTCGGCAGGTCTCTACAGTTATGAGTCCATCGGTCTCTACACCTTCGGACCGGACAAGGGAAATGACGCATATTTCAAGTTCGATGACGAGATGTTCACCGACAAGGTTATCTACCTTGAAGGAATGGACCACAATGTCAAGGGAGCCGGATATGACTACCCATACGACAAGCTGTCATACAAGGCGTCTGCCGAGGCTATCTGCAACAACGGAGGCGAGGCAGCCCTTGAGGTGCGCAAGTGCGGAAACGCTGAGACCGAGGAAGAGATACAGGCACGACTTGACGAGAAGTTCAAGCCTCTCTATGAGTTCGCATACAGCAATAATCCTCTTATCAAGGGAACGGATGCGACCCTTGAGCAGATGAATGCCGATGTGGAGGCGTGGGGCAAGCAGACCGATGCGGAAGGACACAAGTTCGAGAGATTCGAGTTCTGGATTGACGGAGTGTATGATGTCCTCTATCTTGACAAGGCAGAGAACAAGTACATGAGCAACGGAACGAACCTCCTCACTCAGCTTGGACTGACCGAGGATGACCTTGCCGGACTTACCATAGAGGAGAAGAATCAGATGTTTATAGACGCAAGGGTCGCAAGATTCAAGGCTTCCGCTGCGGACTATATTGATGTCAATGACTATATGTTCAAGTTGGTGATTTGTATCATCATCTACGCATCCGACAACGGAATCAAGAATACATATACATACCTCCTCGCAGAGAAGTGGAGGCAGTTGCAGGATGACCTTGACTCGATCTTCAAGAGTGACAACCAGTCGCTGTTCTCCAAGGAGTTCTGGCAGGAGATGTTCGACTTCGCCAACGAGAACAAGTCATCCTACGCATTCAAGGGCGAGCACAATGTCCTTGAGCAGCTTCTGAGAAGTGCGTTCCCGGAGGTGGAGAAGGAGATGGCTCACAAGATACTTGATGCTATGGTGTCGCTTTCTCCATATGGAGACAACACCATAGACAAGCTGATGGGCTATCTTCAGTCAAGGTCGTGGGACAGGGCGCAGGGATACTTCCCCAAGTCGGCATACAACAACTTCACGGCACTCGCATACGAAGGCGCATGGCCTGCATATATCGGCAAGTCTACGGTCAGCTACACTGTGGACGTGAATCCGCTGTCGCAGATCGTGGGAGACTCGCTTGAGACCGAGATGGACTTCATGTACTTCCGACTGATATACATCATGTCAAAGTATGCCTACGGACCATTCGCCAACTACGATGACAAGTGTCTCGGACAGATTACATGGAGAACGCAGGCATCGCAGAGCCTGACGCTTACTCCTGCATTTCCTCTTTATCCGGCTGCACTGTCGGGTCAGACCGGAAAGAAGAACGCAGACCGCAGATACATGGCTGGAGAGAGCATCACATTCGATGGACTCGGAGGTAGCAACACCAACGTGTATATAGCAGCCGCAGACTGTCTTGAGGATGTGGGAGACCTCAGTAACATCATCGTGGATAGTGAGACCGATGCGACATTGCAGATTTCTGCCAAGAGGCTGAAAAGACTGAAGGTCGGTGACGAGGTAGAAGCATCATCCAACATCGGAAGACTGATGCTCGTGTCCACTCCGTCGCTTGAGATCCTTGACGCAAGAAACCTCAAGAATCTTGCGAGCGGTGTTGACTTGAGCAACAGCCCAAGACTGAGGGAAGCCCTGCTTGCTGGATCTGTATCGACTGGCGTATCGCTCAAGAGAGGACAGAAGATTCAGGTGCTGTCGCTCCCTGCTACAATCACCTCTCTCGAACTGCTTGACCTACCTAACCTCACGGATGCGAACCTTGTCATCGAAGGCACGAACAAGGTCACATTCCTCCGTCTGGAGAATTGCAAAGGTGTTGGAATGTTTGAACTCTTGAAAGGCATCTACAACACCGAGGGCAATGTCATCCGCGACATCCGTATCATCGGCTTCGATGTGGAGGGTGACGCAACCGACTTCACGATGATTGCGAACCTTGCCAACGATGTGGACAAGGACGGCAACGAGCATATCTACAACGGAATCACAGCCGAGGGCGAACCGACCCTTGAACACCCAGTCATCGAGGGAAGGCTCTCCGTGAACGGTAATGTCTACGAGGATGACTACAACTCCATCAAGGCGGTGTTCCCAAATCTTGATATGAGTTTCTTGGGGTTCTATGTATCTTTCAAAGACCCAGAGGTATTGAGGGTGCTTCTTGTGAAGATGACTACCGATGATGGTGTAGGTATCACTATAGCGCAGGCGGAGGCGGTAACAAATATAGGAAGTTGGTTTGTTAACAATACCACAATCGAGACCTTTGATGAATTTGAACAGTTCACAGGTATGAAAACTATTTCTGGAAATCCATCAAGCTTTGGAGGGTTCCAAGGATGCACTAATCTCAAGAGTATCAAGTTGCCTAAATCGTTGACTACTATATTTGACGGAGCGAGTCCAGGACAATATAGTAATACTGGAGCATTCAAGACTTGTACCTCTTTGGAATCAATTACAATACCACCGTTAGTGACTAAGATTCCAGTATCATGTTTTCATGGATGCACTGCCTTGCAAAGTGTAGAATTTGAAGGGGATATTACTACAATAGGAGGATATTCTTTCACAGGTTGCTCTAAACTT